TGCTCACGCTAATGCTGCTAAATCCGGTGGTCGTCAAGAAAATCGTGCAGCACTTTCTCTTAACCAAAAAGATAAGGTGGCTCAGGAGCAAGGAAAACAAGTGTCTAAAGCCGAATATTGTGAAAAACACAAAAAATTACAAAAAGCTGATGGACCAAAATGGTCGGGACCAAAAGTAACTGGTGACGCCATACATTTTTCTCATCCAGAACACAATATCGTTAGTGTCCATAAACAGCCTTCTGGAGAATTTCACGTAAAACACAATGGTAGAGTTGCTGGCGTGGGTGGACAAAAAGGCGTATTCAATAATGCAAAAGATGCAGGGGCACACGCACAAAAATTCATGAGTGGGTTAAGTAGTGGTAAGATAACCGCTCCAGCGATGCAAAACCATCCATCACCTTCAATTATTGGCAATACATCTATCAAAAAAGCAATTACTGCTGGTAGTACGAATGCAGCACCTTCAACTTTGGTAAATGGAGCTGCCTACCAAACAGAAAGTCTTGCTAAAGAACAATCTCCTTCAGAAGAACATAATTTTAAAGGCTCAAAAAAGAAAGACTGGAATTTAAGAGCCAAGCAAGATTACGAAAAATGGCCTCATAGGGAAAAGTTTGAGAAGTTCATGAAGTCAAAAATGCCTCACCTTTCTAAGGGTGAAATAGCAGCTTTTGGCAGAGTAATTGCACTCAAGAAGAATATCGAATTTGAAAATTCTTTAAGCGATCTAGTTGACTTTAATAAATCTGAAGATGCTAAAAAAGTAATTGTATCAAATACAAAAAAGTAGTATACTAATATCGCAGGCATAAAGAAATAGTGTCTTGTCTGGCTCATAACCAGGATATCGTCCGTTGCGAGTACGGAGCCTGCAACCAATATGACAAATGATGAATTGCTAACTCAATATAATGAAGCACATGAATTAGCCACAGAACTCTTCGATGGTATATGGGAAGATTCTGTTATGTGGATGCAAACGCCAACAGAACTGTTTTTTGGCAAGGCCCCAGGTCAATTAATCGCTTCTGGAGACGGACACTTAGTCATCGAATGGCTTATGGTAAGAACCGGTAAGAAGCCCGGAGCCGCATTTTGAAACCTTATGGCAAAAAAATTGGTAGGGGTCTTAAAGGATCTAGATTTCTAGATAATGGATGTCCATGTTGTGGCAGAGAGCATGACCACAAAGGAGCCACAAGACAGGCCCTTAATAAAGAGATTGTTGATATTCTTAAGGAACAAATAAAAGCCGAAGAAGAAGAAAGACTTAAGAGTAGATTGGAAGCAATGGAGTTTTCTAGGAGACTCCGATTTTAAGCCGTAAAATATCTACCTGACGGCCCTGGTTCCTTAAGATCCAAGTGAATCCAGCTAGTTGTCCCCTTCTCCATCCTAATACCAAAATCTTCCAGTACTGGTTCCATTTTATCTTTAATTTCTTCTATAGTTAAGTTAGGGGAGCAATCGAAGTCAATTGCACATCCAAAACTATGCACATCATTAGGCAATGAATGTAAAACTTCTTCATTGTATTTTACCGATCTAAATAGACAATGAGCATTCATTGGAAACCCTAAATGCGTCCTTACTTGCTCCATTTTTTGACATAAAGTAATAAGTTTTTCCTTAACATCATCATCAAGTCCATCGTCCTCTGTAGCAAGACGATTCCATGAATGTAACGTAATAGCGTCCCCGACAGTAAAATGAGGGGTAATGTGATGGGTTGCATCGGTCCAATCAATACCATTTGAATCCATATTAGGGCTACTTTCTTTAGGGGTTCCGATTGGGATCTCAACCTGAATTTCCTTTTCTTTTCCATGACTTGTAAGTAAGGTTCCAAGTGAATTTAGAATCATATCTATAAATGAATTTGCCATAGTTGAGTTTTACAATCTTATATTGGTTACTCCAATAAGATTGTGGGTCTAAATAATGAAACTTAATATCAAATTTGGCCTACTAGGAGATAAAGAGGTTGACTGGTGGAAGTCTCTCGATAGTTTCCCTAAAACTATAAAGTACCTAAACGTAATTTATGAATGGGTTTTTTATGATGACGATCAATCCAAGAAATACCATAAAATTTTATGGTTTTCTGAACTTAAACAATATGATCCTAGATACAACGAAAAGCATGAAAATTGGAACGATATTTTCGAAAGCAACAAACTTAGTTGTTGTTGTGGAGCCAGATATAGCAGTTTTCCTTGGGATCATTTAAGATATTGCCCAGAATGGAAGAAGTGGTAGTTATGAATGATAATTTTCCAAAATACGTGCTTGTATTTTTAGCGGTATTATATCTAATAGCCTGTGTTAGTGAAATTATAATGGTTAAGGATGGTGCAGCGGCTGTATTTGAGTCTGCTAAGACCTTAGTTCCTCATATTGGGATGTTTATCCTCGGTTTCTATTTTTCCAAAAAATAATACTTGACAGAAAATAAATATTATGATATTATCTCTTAATAGGGCATAAAATATGCTCATAACAAGGAGAGAAAATGTTAATTTTAGATAATTTGGTATTAGCACGAGACGAACAGGGAATCAAAAAATTCTTAGAAAAAGCAAAGAACACAAAAGAAGGTTTTTATACTTTCATGACTTTTTTGGATTTGCTTAAAATGTATAAAACGGGAGCCCTATCTGACGATGAATTCAATCGATCCGGTAGATTCGATAAGAAAAGAGCGCGGGACATTGCGGAAAACTTCACTCATTTTGGCTTTGGTCAAGTTACTTGCGGTTTTAACGATGGAAAATTGGAATTGATTGATGCCCATCATAGGCTTGGAGCTTTGGTGGTCATGAATGATGAACTTTTTAATTTCAACGAAATCGCCCAAGAAGTTGTTGCTGTAAGAGTGATTCCATCTGCGTATAAACTTTCTACCTACAAAACACTTAATTCGGGAAAATCACATACCGGATACGAAAAGATTAATCATCCTAAAATGGCTGTTGGGTCTTATTCTAATGAGATTATTAATAAGGCACAGGATAAAGCTGGCCCAGATAGTAAGTTCAATAAACAACTTACTCAGAATCTTATGGACCTAACTCTTGCGTATGAAACACATGGTGACAGTTTTGATTTGGACCAATTATTCGCTAAACGAGGAGTCGTTACCAAACATCTAAATCTTTCTGCTGATCGACGTAGTTTCAGTATCGATGATAGTGCCGTGAAAAAATCAGCAGATCTTACTACTAAGTACCTTTCCTTAATTTGTTACGCGGAAAGCCTTGATGTAAAAACAGAAATCGTTAGATTAATCAAGAGCCCTGGATTCTTCCTGTCCTTTGGACTAGACTATATGACTAATGGAAAAATTCTTACTGGTTTTTCAAGTCAATCCAATATTAAGATCGTAAATAAGGTAAATAGCAATAAATTCGCTAAGATCAAAGAAAATACGGAACGAGTTGCCCGTAGGAGCCGTAAAAAGATCAATCTTCCTGCCTTAATCGATTCCCTATCGTAAATTAAACAATAAGAAACGGTCACCTTTTTGGTGGCCGTTTTTGTTTTATGGTGGTACAATCAAAGTATGGTTAGATACGTAGACACATTTTCAGGCATCGGCGGCTTTAGTTTAGGTATCCACTCCGTTTTGGGAGACGAAGCTAAATGCGTACTGGCCATAGATTACGATAAGAATGTTTCTGAAACCTTCTTCAATAATTTTGGTATCAATTCTTACGGCAATATACGTGAACTAGAAGTACAGAATATCCCAGATCACGACATCATCTTTGGTGGTTTTCCTTGTCAGCCATTCTCTAGGAATGGAAAATGGTTCAATAAAAACGACAAAACAATTGGAGAGCAAGAAGAACGGGATAACCTATTCCTAGAACTTGTCAGGATTTTAGTAGCAAAAAAACCTAAATATTTTGTATTCGAGAATGTTAAGGGGCTTCTATCCATGAAGAATATGGATGGAAGTTCTTGTTTTGACACTATTGTACAAAACTTAAACGAAGCAGGATACGATGTTCATACTAAACTTTTGGATGCCGTAGATTTCGGAGTACCACAGCAACGAGAACGTATTTTCTTTGTTGGTATTAGATCTGATTTAAAGCAAGAGTTTAAATTCCCAACCCCTTCTCCTATTGGCCCTCAATCCATTGAGGATATATTGGAGAAAAAAGTTTCTGATAAATACCTTATTTCTAATCTTTGGAAAAAAAGAACTATTCTCGGCGGCGGACCCAATTCTGGTCCAGGTAAGAAAAATCACGACTTTCCTAATGGACATTCTAGGTACGAAGTGATTAAATGGCTCTACGAAGATAATTCGAAGAAACCCACTCAACCAACGGGTAAGATCGAATCAGTAGCTATTTTGTATGGAGATACCCCTAGTGGTTTACCTAGACAGCAGGATAAAATCTATTCAGTTAATGGTATCTCGCCTACCATAGCTACATTTTCTACTCCTGCAGTGGATTCCAAGCAAGGATTAAGACAATTAACGCCAAGAGAATGTGCTAGACTTCAAGGTTTTCCAGAAACCTATATCTTTCCACAAAAAGATGCTGTAGCATATAAGCAGATTGGAAATGCAGTTGCGGTTCCTGTAATCGCGGCCATAGTAAAACAATTATTAGGAGATAAAAATGATTGAAGCAAAAATTGTCGCCGATTCAGTTGGTCCAAATGACGTTCGTATTACTACATTTGTCTTAACTTATCCCCGATTCATTCACTCAGAATTTATGACGCACAGGGTCTTCTCTAGGAACGCTTCGTCTTCTCGTGCCATTCCAGTGAAGAAGCAAATTCAAATGGTAATTGACAATCCAGCCATTCCTTTGGCTTTTACAAAGAATCAAAAAGGAATGCAAGGCGGCGATGCATTGGATGGGGAGGCACATGATCTTGCCAAACTTGCATGGCTAAATGCTAGAGATATGGCCGTCATCCAAGCCCGTAATCTAGAGAATCTAGAAGTCCATAAGCAATATGCAAATCGAATTCTTGAACCATTTGCTCATATTACGGTAGTTTGTACTGCTACAGATTACGATAACTTCTTTGCTTTACGTTGCCATGAGATGGCACAACCTGAGATTCACGCTCTTGCTGACCTGATGTACGATCAATATATTACAAATAGACCAAAAAAACTATCAGAGGGCAGTTGGCATCTCCCCTTTATGGACAATGATGAAGATTTGACAGAGACGGCATATTATGTGTGTGAATCTGGCACTACAGGGCGTAGATTTTTCGATATAGCCATAAAGAGATCTGTTGCTCGTTGTGCTAGGGTATCCTATTTAAATCATGAAGGGAAAAAATCTACTATAGAAGAAGATTTACAACTTTACAATCGACTATTGGGAGGAGTACCAATTCACGCTTCTCCAGCAGAACATCAAGCTCAGGCTTTAGCAAGATGGGATGAAGGTATTAACAGACCTACAGCCTTTCAGCGATCTGGAAATCTTCAGGGATGGTATCAATACAGAAAAACTCTTGAAAATGAAAATGTCACGAGTTTCAAAAAATGAAAATCGATCTAATCTCAGATACTCATAATAAGCACAAGGAATTCACTTTAAAAGGTGGAGACCTTCTAATTCACTCTGGAGATGCTACAGGTCGGGGTCAAAGCGGTGAGATCCATGCCTTTTTGCAGTGGTTTCAAAAGCAGCCTTATAAGCACAAAATCTTTGTTCCCGGTAATCATGATTTTGGCCTTGAAAAAGAAACTGCAAGATATCGAGAAGAATGCAATAAAAGAAATATAACCCTTCTGATTGATGAGAGAATTGAGATCGAAGGAATTAAAATCTATGGATCTCCTATTACACCAACCTTTTTTGATTGGGCATTCATGCAAGATCGTGGGGAGAAGATTAAGCGCCATTGGGATGCAATTCCAGATGATACCCAAATACTCATAACCCACGGTCCAGCATACCAAATTAGGGACAGGGTCATGAATCGCTATAACCCAAAAGGTGAAAATGTTGGGTGTCTAGATCTCCGAGCAAGAATTGAGCAATTAAAAGAATTAAAATTACATGTTTTTGGACATATCCATGATGAAGCTGGTGCCAGCAAAATTGGTCAATATATTGCCGCAAATGCATCGTTACTAAATGATGACTACATGAAAGCATTTAAGCCGATTAGAATTTTAGTTGAAAATGGGGAATACAACGTCAAGTGATTTAGGCGACATTTCTTTGTTCGTTGTACTCATCGTATCCCAACGAAATAAAATGTACGAATCCATCTTTAAAGCCCCATCCTGGAGGTAATTGCTGCAATGAACAGCGACAAAAGGGATGCTCACCACAAGAAGACGGTCTAGATTCGCCTCTTTTGTGATATCCCATAGATAACTCTGACATCTTCCAGACTCGTGGTGTAATCTCGTCATCCATCATATGAAGTCTAAGACATTCCTTACAGGTTTCGCCATCTCTTACAATAACGAAAAATACATTAGGGTCTTCAATACCTTCTTGTTTGGATTTATCCACTATTTCCATAGTGTGACCAAGATTTCTGGTCTTAGTGGATTCAGCTTCTGCGATTAATTTAATGTCACTTCTAGCTTTTTTCATCGCAGAAGAAATAATATCCGAAACTTGTTTGGCATCAACATGAGAATTGTTGGATTTTGCTTCCCTAATCAAGGAATCCACGGCATGAATAACATTTGAACTGGTTTTACTTTTTAGCCCCTCTATGTATCCGTAAGAAGTGTTTAGTGTAGATCTTAGAACATCTTTATCGTAATGATTTAGTTCTTTATTATTCATGGCTTGCAAAAATAAATTGGCAAGACTAAATTTAGGTGTAGAACTAAAAAAAGGAGATTTATTTCTTACTTTAGGTATATTACCAAGAAATTTGTACGCCAAAGCATCAAACATTTTCTCTATTGCAATGGAAATAGATTCCTTGCCAGAACTGCTTATGCCCCACATAAAATTAACCTTTTAACAAATTTTCAAAATTTAAAGTTTTTACGATTGCTTCCGAAGCTTTTTGCTCTTCAAGTGCGAAACTCTTCATGAGCTCATCAACGATTTTTTCTTGATCATTTAATGCTTTTTTGCCATGCTCACTCAAATTTTTATTTGCGCCCTTACCGATAGTGAATTTGGGCTTCATTGCATTTGATATTGAATTAATCATTTTTTCTGATTTTTTCATTTCAACAAGAGTTTTCATCTCATTCAAGGCCTTCATCATATTGGCTGTTTCAGGAGAACTAGGGTCCTGTTTATTTACCATAGATTCCAAGGTATTAATATGTTGGTCCATTTCAGATCCTGAACTATCTGGAGATCCCGGATTGTTGGGATCTTGACCTTGCATTTGCTGTCCCTGCATTTGCATTTGTTCTGCTTGTTGAGCATCAGCCTTATCTTGTTGAGCCTGCTGCATTTGAGCAGATTGGGCACCTTGTTCAAATCCAAGGCGAAAAGAGACATCGACAGCATCAATAAATTTCAGTTTTAGGTCTTCATATTTAAGTTTATAATCTTGATTTTTCATGTATAATCCTCTTAATTCTTAAAACTAGCAGCTATGTTATATAAAAGCCACCAAATTAGGCCAAGAAAAGTTACGAGACCTAAAGTACATCCAATAAAATACTCACAAAATTTAAAGAATCCCATATTAGTCTTCGTCCTCTTCTAACATATCAGAAATTAACCATTTTAACAAATCTAAAGAGTGTGGTTTTGGAGCATACATAGCAGCCACCGAATTTGGTGCTATTTGAGCCATTAATTGCAATGACTGCAACGAAAATGGATCTCGTTTGAATCTCATAAGTGGATCCACATACGCTGCAGGACTGCCCATAAAGCGTCCTTTTATTTGACCAACATCTAAGTATTTATCCCAAACGAGTTGAATTCTTTCGTTAAATGGTACTTCTCCAGCCATTCCTACACCGATAGTTGGTTTATCGACATAGTTCAGCACCTCATCATAGGTCATGTGAGTGGGCTGATCTTGTTGTAAGCGAGTAGATTCTTGTTCCTTAGATTCAGCATCTAATCCAGCAATTTTGAATACTACGATTTTTGCTAGAATAGGGTCAATGATCGGAATCAACCTTTGATTAAAAAATGTCTCAAGATGCTGGATAATTGGAACAAATCCAGAGTCGCGAGCAGCTTCTAATTTGAATTCGTTATTTGATTCGCTTAAAGTCTGACTATTAGAACCCTTACTTAAATGGCCATATCCTGGAAGTTCATCAGGAGACATTTGGAAGGTCGCGAGAATGTTCCTTGCAATTTGGTCGTAAATGAATTCAAATGAATCATCTGCTTTATCGTTTGCAAATGAAAGCCAATCAATGCTCTCGGTTGGAGATATACCCATTAAAGGAGTACGGAATGAGTTTTGTACACCATTAATACTTGCTTGAAACTCTTGTCTGAATTTCTCTAATGTAGGAGAATCAACGTCATCCGATTTAATGACCAATGCTCCACGAGTAGCTCTACCATTTTGGAAATAAAGTCTTTTCCAGGTATCAATACTAATATGGGTAGTAATTGAAGAAATTGCAGTTTCAATTGGTGGTACAGGATATCCGTTCTTTTCAACATCTGTACATGGATAGAAGTCGTGCATCAACAATTCTTCATGAGTGAAATACTGTTTTGCAATACCTTCTACTTGTTGACACCACGCATACTTATCTTCTCTAAGTTTATCGTAATCAATTCCGATTTTATCGCCAGTAATTCTTTCAAGTTCTTTAATGGCAAGAATTCTGGTATTAACTCCAGCCTGCTCACCATTTCTTACTGTCTTAAAGATGGTGCCGGAATCGATTGGTCTAAAACGATTAAATGGGAATCTACCTTCTGCATCTGGTTCTGATTCTCTATCATAGATGACCTCTGTACCCATCCAACCAAAAGTAAGAGCGTTCTCCACAGAAAGGGCCAAATACTGACTTAAAGTCATTTTTTGTTGGTTTTCAAGACCTTCTGTATGACCGCAATTTAAGAGAATTGTTTCAAGTCTTTTAATTCGTTCTGTAACTTTTTCAAACTGTTCCGTATTTAAAAGTTTATAGAATTCAGGTTTGATTTTAATCTCAATACCTTTATCGAAACGATCGGCACGCTTCTTACCAAATTGGCTAATTTGACCTGCGCGAGTCCTTAAGATAGCAGCAACTAAGTGATCTTGAACCCTTACGAGTTTCAAAAGAGCATCTGGAATTTCATTTCTCTTAGCTTTAACTACACCGGCATAAGCATCGTTGTAATTTGGGCTTTCCATGAAGGTAAGCGCAGGAGCTCGTTCTGTGGCTTTTCCTATCGAATCATTTAATGCTTTTTGTAATGGACGTAAGGTGGTACTGTCAGCTTTTAACTGAGCAAGGGGATCCATGTTGATTTCAGCCGAAAGCGTCAGCGACATGTCTTTTTTTATTGCAGACTTTTCGTTATTTTCATCGCTCATATATTAACCCATCGACGCGAAAAACAGATTTGCAGTAGTAGCGCTCATGTTTGTAACCGAAAGAGAGTAACATGGGCCAGCCATAAAAAATACTGCTGGTTGGGTTACCCCATTGACCTGAAATGGATTTAAAGCCATAGCCGTTCCATTATTATATATCACGGAGACCTGTTGATCGCTCTCAAAATAGATAAAGGCAGCTGGTTGATAGAAAAGTATTTCTTCATTGGTAGTATTAGTTGCAGCCTGCGACATAGTCACGTTAGTAACGTTCGTAAAACCAGAAAATGCAATAGTTGCATCCCCAGTACCGCTCACCAAAGTTAGAGTTCCAGGAGCAGATGGAGGTGTCGCTCCCCCTGTAGAGACTAATAAGGACCCGCTCACTATGGTTCCAGAAACAGTGAAGTTCAGTCCATTACTACTATAAACGGCCCCAGCAGTCGCATTTGAGCCCGATACGGTGAAGTTGTATTGAATGGGGGCAATACTTAGAACGGTAGTTCCAACCGGGATTGAAGGTCCTACGATCAATTGATCTATAGCTATTCCTACAGGACTCCCGAATACAACCAAAAGAGGCGTACCGTTGATAGAATAGCTTCCAGAGTTCGTTATAGCGGAAAATGGATAAGGAACGATATTTGGGGTTGTTACCGAAGGAAGTACTTGAATTTGTTGATCATTTTCTATATTAAATGGAATTCCATTTATTTCTCTTAACCATTTAAAGTTATTTTGAGAAGGTACAGTAGTTGGGACTAAATCCGCGTAACTATTCAGAAAAAATTGTAGATTGGTTTTCATTAGGTATACCTCTTAGTAGTTAAGATTGGAAAATTTACTCAAAGCTCCAATGGAAGCCCCCACGCTTGCCCGTACCACCCTTCACTGTGGCCTTACCGAGAGCCCTATCTAGTTCTCTTTGCATCATTTCATGTTGTTCAGGGGTATGTTTTTGTGCTTCTGGGATATTGGGTGCAGAAGGATCCATAGCCGTAATATTGGGTCTTTGAGGCCCACTTAAAGGAAACATGTTCTGTGCCAAATATCTTAGGGAATCGCATATATCTGCAATACCAGCATCATCATCTGGAGTAGAAGTAACTTGTCCTTGACCATCCAGTAAGAATCTATGTTTCATGATGGCGGTTCTGACTTTTTTAGTACCTTCTGTTTCTAATACTTTTAAAAGTCTTATACCGGTAGCAGTCATTATTTTACTTCTAACACTTCCGATACCACCCATTACATCCTTGGTAAATTTTGGACACGGCATTCCATTCCTAACAAATGCTTTAATATAGGCCGGAGCAGACGTATCACAATACCATTTTCTTACATTGTATCTATCTTTAAAGTTTAATGCCACTGGAACCAAATCTTGTATTTCAAGTTTTGGACTAGCGAAACAATCTATGACCCATACTTCACCATTTGGGGCAGTGACCATAGCCAAAATAACCGCATCATGGGTATGTCCCCAATCCACACCACAAGAAACGGGCAGATCTAACTGTCTTATAATAGCGTAAATATTTTCTACGGTAATATTGGAAGGGGCCTTAGTACCAATTAAAGTTTCATACGCTTTCTTTATAGAAATCACGTTTCCTACATCAATTTTATCAGAGTATCTTGGGTAAACCAATCCTTCAGAACCCGGCTTCCAACACATTAATTCTGCAGAGGCTACATCAGAATCATTCTCCGCAAATTTCTGTATAACGCTCGTGATTGGTTTATAAAATCCACCAGTAGCAGTTTGTGGTTTCTCAGAAAGCCTAGTTCTACATACGGGAAGTAATTTACAGCCTACGCAGCCAGCATGAACATTTGGTAGCAAATCATACTTAACTTTCTCGATATCTGGAAGGCCATTAAATTCTTCTCCAGAAATTTGTATCAAGGGCAGTCCCTTCGCAACAAACATGTCTTTTTTTGGCAATTCTGGTTTATGTCTTGAAGTTGGGCATGCCTCTGTAACATCAAGGATATTCCAATTTAAAACTTTATAATTGGTTTCTGGCGCTGCATCTAAAGCATCTTGCATGTTACCAAAACTATATTTTCTAGTACTAAGATAGACCTTTATGCCATGAAATCCACGACTATATCCTGTTATATTTACCGCTTGCTTAATTGCCTTTTTATCGGCCAAGTCTAACTCATCTAGAAATAAAAAATTGGCATGCAAACTGTTCATACCCTTAGCGGTACAAATAACGATTTTAATGAAAGGGGTTTCTCCATTGGGAGTCCTGTATTGAATAGTACGCTTGTTTTGCGTCATATTCTCCCAGCCGCTGATTTCTAATAGGGCCGAGATCTTCATTACGAAATCGTTAATGTAACCAATTGCTACTGCCGATTGCGTTTCTGTAGCTGCACCATGAGCAACAGTTCTGGAAAAGTGCAACATCAATAAAAGTTCTAGAATAGCAACCGAAACGGTTTTCATTCCTTCTCGGCAAGACATTAGAATGAACCCAGGATTTATATCTCCAGAATTATTTTTTGCTGTATGGTATACCTGCCATATAGCATCTAGGGGTGAAGTGTTAGAATCGGGATCGGTTATTTCGAGAGGTAGTTCGAGATCGAGGAACATCCTAGCCCAATCCTTAACATCATCTGCACAGGTAAGAGGCGAGAACATGAGTTCCGCCATTTCCTTTTTTTGATCTTCATTTAGAGATTTAAAATTCATTTTTATTATTACAGCCCACGAGCCCTATTTAGGGCGGGATTCTGATAAGCATCTGGATTCTGACTTACCTTACGCCACTCCTCGTCTAGACTCGCTTCTTTGCGCTCGAAATCACCATCCCTTGGGTGAACAACAATTCCTCCTAGAGTTCCAAGCACGCCTGCAATTTCAACTGAATTTCTTAAAGCTTCGCTTACAGCCTTACAAGCATCAAAAAGTCCCAACTCTTCGGGTTTTCCGAATACTTGGTTTTCGATATCATAAACGTCTTCTGGGTTATTAACTAGGTGTGCAAGTACTTCAGAGGCTTGCTCTTCGTTATATCCAGCATTTTCCAATAATCGATTTACAACACTGACCAAAGAAGGCATAAGAATTTCTCGTGCAGGATCCCCTTCTGCCAATTCTTCTGAAATTTTTAGTGCCATATTAAGAATTACCCGTCCTCCTCCTGGAAGGATTCCATTGGTAAGACTGCTTCTAATAGAACACACCGCATCTTCAGCCCGATCACATCGTTCCTTAATATCGCCTGGAGAAGAGCCTACAACTGTAAGTTTTGCAATCCCAGACGTAATTTTTCCAATACGCTCTTCTAACCAAGAAGATTCTGCTTTTGATTCTGCTCTCTTAAGTTGTTTTTCGAGTTCTTCGGCACGATATTCAATATTGAATTCATCTGGTGTGCCATCTAAGGTACTTCTAAAGCGAGTAGACTCAAAACTTTCCATTCCACTTCCTAAATCTTCAAGCGTAGCCTCATGAATCTGATTTTTAAGACCAAACACTTTTGCTCCAGTAAAAGCTGCCAAATCGACCAACCAATGACTTTGGGCGTTCATGAATTGTGCCATAGGAGCCTTAATTGGGAGTACCCGTAGAGTTCCTTTTTGTTCGAAGTTAAAAGAAAGAGTTGAGATTACAGATTCTGAAAATCCATTAGCAACCAATACGATGCTTTTCAAGTCTTTTCCTGCCGCAGGATCTTCTTGGATTCTAGCCTCAATCGCATTAAAAAGAGGGCTCAACGATAATAGGTCTTGTATAGCGCCATCAAAAATTATAAATTTTGGGTTTTCCAAATAACAGCGTTGATTTCCCTGATCGTTGATAAAACTAGTAAAGTATTTACCATTACTTTCCTCAAGACCAATTGGAATTGGGTATCCCTTAATTCGTTCAACCTTATAACCACTTGGACCAGGAAGTTCTCGGATTGTAACGTGACTATTTTCGCCAAATCCAACTTCTTCAAAACATTTAAGTACAGCCTCCGCAAGAACCTTTTCTCCATTAACACTGACCGTAGCCACCTTTAATAATAATTCTTTGGATTCCTGAGTTACTGGAATGCTCTGTTCTTTAATGTAGGGTAGCAGTATTTCTTCCATAACTTTTTTAATACGTCTTACGGTTTTCTGTGGACTTTCTTTGGGATTTCTTTCACAAAAACCAAAGATGTTTTTGATTAGTTCATTCGCTAAAACTGCGGTTGTAGTCGTACCATCCCCAGCTTCATTTGCGGTTCTAAGTGAACAAGATCTAGCGACCTCAATAATACTATGCTTAAATGAATTTTGATGAGCCATCGATTGGAATACAGAAATTCCGTCTTTGCTAATACGATCCGAAATGTCCTGGTGGTCCGACTCCAAAAGGCAAAGTTTGCCTCCGGGTCCTAAAGTGGCACCAACTAACAGACTGATATCGTTCATAGTTTCCAATACGATTGATTTAATTTTTTCTTTGTCTGCCAGATAAAGTTTAGGTGCCGTTTTTGCCTTACGATAAGCCATTTGTTTTCTCCAAAACTTCTTTTAGTGTAATAAAATCAATATCATGATCCGTAGGAAGACCAATAATTGGGACTCGCCTATTGACATTCCCAAGAACTTCTTTGAAAGCTTGCGATAATTCATTAAGAATTCCGCTGTCGAGATCGTCGCCTCTCACAATAATGGCCAATGGTTCTCCATTTTCCGGTTTGATAATTTTTGTTTCACAAGTTTTTAGGTATTCAAGAATAGAATCGTTAGCCATTATAATCTCCTTGGTCTTTAAATATGTATATCACGAGAATTTATTTGTATTTTAACATTTTTAGAGTTATATTCCTATAAGTGGACGTAACTATAGTATCTCCCATTAAAGCCTATATATCGAATTATACAGAAGATGAACTTTATTCCCTAAGGAAAGAGCTCACTTATACCAATACCGCTATTCAGCATCTAATTAAGAGACATTCCGACAACTGGCGATGGAAAAATCAGAATATAAATTCTTGGGAAGCCCATCTAGAAGGTCTTAAAAAGGATCTAAAGAAATGTTTGGTATTCGAGGACGAACAAGGCTTCTATATTAGGCCAGGATCCATACCTCATTTATCAACTTTCAATTTACAAGTCGTAAACAACGTCCAGTACAAAAACTTCACCAAAATTCCTTGGAAGAACCCATTCAAATTTGAATTACATCCCTACCAAAAAGATTCTGTAAAGAATTTGATCGCGGAAAGACATGGAAATGTCAGTATTACTACAGGAGGAGGGAAAAGTGCTATAATATTAAACCTTTGTAAGGAAATGGGCTTAAGAGCCTGCATCGTAGTTCCTGGTAAAGGAATATTCCATGAATCTATTGAAAATTTTGAACATCATTTAGGTAAGAAAAATGTAGGCTATTTAGGAGACGGAAAAAAGAAGTACGATAAAAGATTTACGATTGCTATTGGAGACTCTCTTGCGAATATTAAGGAGGGAACTCCAGAATACGAATTCTTCTCGAATTTGGATGTATTGATTGTAGACGAATCCCATACTTTTGCGGCAGAATCCTTAGAGACAATCTGCCATGGAATTCTTGGTAAAATTCCCTACCGTATGTTTTTATCGGCAACCCAAAGCCGTGGAGATGGAAGTCTCCCACTATTACAGTCAATTATTGGCAAAACAGTATACGAATTAACGACTCAGGAAGGAGTTGAAAAAGGGTACATCTGTGCACACGAGTTTAGGGTAGTGTCTTTAGAATCTTCTAATCCAAGTTTCAGCGCTAATGACGGTCTTGCCCAAAAAAGGGCTCATTTTTTAAATAATAAAAATATAGCTTCTTTTATTGCAAAATTAGCCAATGCAACTGCTATTTCTCAAGGAAAACAAACTCTTGTTTTATGTGAAGAACTTAGCCAGATAGCCATGCTAATTCCTCTTCTGGAAATTCCTTATGCTATTGCACATAGCGAAAAGAATACCAAAAGACTCGCAGAATTGGGCCTACAAAAAGTAAAGGTCTCAGACAGTATTGAAAAATTCAATAAAAATGAAGTTAAGGTTCTAATTGGTACAAGTTGCCTACATGTGGGAGTAAATATATTTCCATGTCATTCTGTAGTAAATTGGTTTGGTGGAGCAAGCGATATCAAGGTAAAGCAGGCCGCCGTAGGCCGCAGCGTTAGGTTCGGAAAATCGAATCCTTGGGCGTCTAAGTGCATACCCAAAGATAAAGCAATTATCTACGATTTCCAGATTTTAAATAATCGTACTATGGAAAGACACTTGCAATCACGAATAGAATGCTACTTGGATAGCGGACAAAACCTCATTAAATACATTAAATTAAAGACTTAATTAAAATCCATGATATATATCTTTTAAGACAGCAACTTAAAGGAACATATTATGGCAAGACAACCTAGCAAAAAGTGGAAAGACTCTCATGATCCGTCTTTTGCCCAGTTAGCACTCGAAATTCAAAAAGCAATTGAACGCAATAAAGACGGTACTACCCAAAAAGAACAAGTAGAGGAATTGGTATCGGCAGAGCAGGATTTTCACGCATTGGTACTGAGTTACCGAATAAGTACTGAAATCTACAAAAGGTTTATTCAACTAATTCGAATTACAAACAACAATATCTTATCTGCTAGACCTTATTTTAGGGAATCCTCCATAACTTTTTCTGAAAAAATTACTCCTGCCTTAAAAACAAAGGATCCAGAGGCACTAAAGAAATTTAATGTAAACTACCATTTTGTTAAATTCTGCAAAGATCATTGGATTGGACTCTGGCCAAAGAAGATTGAAATGCTATATCAAAGGGTTAAGAAGGCAAGAACCATCCTTATTGAAAACAACATGCCATTAGCTGTGAACCGGGCTAAAATTTTCTATAGAAGCACGCCTAAAGGCCATCTAAGTTTTATGGATTTAGTTGAGGTAAGTTCCATGGGACTTGCTGCTGGTATTGATAAGTACACCGGCTCATACAAAAAGAATTACATGGGGGTAGCCATTGGTCGCATCGTTGGTAACCTAATCGACGCATACAGTGAGACCGTAATGCACTTTTATCCCTCAGATCGAAGAATCCTATACAGGGCCAACAGTATCCGTGGCAGGCAAGGAATTACGGATATAGAGGAGTTGACTAAAGCAGTCAATGAAAGTTTCGTAAAAGATCTTGAAGAAGGAAGAACCGCACCAAAACCAGTTACGGCCTCAGATCTATGGTATTTGATGTCTGCAGCTAGTCTTATTTCATCTGATTCAAATGATGGGGAAGAAGGGTTTGGGGTCTACAGTTATACTCCCGATAAAGCCGAAAATGCGGAAGAGACACTTAGCAAGAAACAACAAACTGAGCAAATTTCTGAAATTTCAAGAAGTATGCCGCTTATAAACCAAAAGGTGTTGAGACTTAAGGGTATTGAAATTTAATGTTGTTTTTTCTTTTAATTTAATATATGCTAATTTAAGGAGAATATATGGAATCAGAATTACAAATTGATTTAGATTGTCTGAAAGAAGATATTAATTTGGGTAATGTTAGGTCCGTACCTGCCAAAACAGTTATGGCCCTAGTAGACCGAATTGAAAGGTTAGAATATTATCTTGAACAAGAAAAAGTGATCAATAAATCTTTTTCTGAAATGGTAAAACTTTTGAAGCATGGAGCAGAATTGTGATTTTTTCGTTGAATAACCGATTATTGCTAGAAGAGTATGTCAAAAAAGGTCTCGAATCAAAAGTCGTAGGCGGCATTGCGACTCCAGGCCAAAGAGATGGTATCAAAAAATTAAAAATTCTAGCTGGAACTAGGCTTGCCGATGGAAGAGATATTCCTGCAGGATCGTATGCGTATTTAAGAGAAGAGGCCCTTCATACTCAAGCATGGTCATCTAAACTATTTACTTGCGAGGGCATTACTGGTAAATTCATCCTCGTTGATTTGCAATGGGTAGAATTTATTGAAACCAATTCCACAATATCAAAAACTCCGAATCCAGGAGAATAGTTTTACCCATAATATGAGAATCGGACGACTCTACATCAATTTAATAGACGGATCTCTAGAATTTGGATTGGAGACCTTTCCCTGTAAATGTAAGTGCATGAACTTAGGTTTCATTTACTTTATTTGGTCTGATGTAGACTGTAAATGTGCTGCCTGTAAACAGTTTGAGTGTATTTGTTCTTGCGAATGGTGTGATCAAAAATTTTATAAATGTGAATGTGGCGATGAATCTGCATGAAAAAAATATTGAGATGCGGAGATCCGCACGTAAAACCCAATAATTTAGAAGAATCCACTAGACTTCTTCAATTCGTATTAGACCAAGCTTTAGAACATAAAGTTGATGTGGTAGAAATTCTTGGAGATCTTTTCGACACTCATGATATCGTAAGACTTCGAGTTTTAAAATTTTGGCAATATTGGTTTACAGAATTATCAAATCAATCTTTCGAAACACGCATACTGGTCGGAAACCATGATGTCACCGGAGAATATTCTGATCCATACAGCGCCCTTCACCCATTCCTATCATTGGAAAACGATAATTTTAAAATTATTCATGTACCTTATTTAGATGGAATTTATGGCTATCTTCCCTATATCCACTCGAATGATAGGTTTATTGAAGAGGCAAATCTTCTTGCTGCTAATGGAGCAAGAGTTCTAGTAAGTCACCCTAATTATGAGGGTGCGGTTTACGACAACGGCACCCCTATTACTAGCGGTGTTGCCGATAGCGCATTAGATAGTCGGTATCTTCATCTAATTGGCGGCCATATTCATACAGAATTGGAAATTGGGCGTGTCTGGTATACAGGTAATCCGAGGTGGCTAACAAAGTCGTGCTCGAATAAGAAAAAAGGGATCTGGATATGCACTCATGATGACAGCGGCAAAATGACCGAAAAGCAGTTCATCTCAACAGAATCTGTCTGTACCCCGATCGTATCTGTGGTATGGAAAGAAGGCGAAGACAAACCTCAAATTCCAGAAAATGCCAAAGTTGATATCGAACTCATCGGCTCATCTGATTGGGTTACCAAAGAAAAACTTGCTCTAAAAGGTGTTAGTGTTTCTAGTAAAATTACCGATAGCAAAAGAAACAAAGAACGAAAAAGCGGTAGTAATTTACGAGATTTCATATTGAACCACTACAAGGCAGATGTTGAAAAAAGAACTAGAATCCTTAAATATTTAGGAGACTTAAACCTTGTCTGAATCCGAACCTACTAGCCTAAAAGACTTACGGAACCTCATGATGTTTTTTGGTCGTGTACCAGAAACGCACGTCAAGAATTTGCAATCACAACCTTTCATTTATTTCGATGGAGTCAAAGAAGCAAATGTTGATTACGATTTAGACACAAAAGCCAAAAGTTGGTTTGTTAAGTACGATCTTACTTTAGATAAAGAACCTGATTTCTTAACAGAAAGAAGTAAAGGGCTAGAAAAGGCCATTAGACTACTTTTTTGGAAAGAAGTCGTATTGCATATTGCAATAAACAATAAAGAGGTATATAAAAGTGAGTGATCCGAAAGATTTATCCGTAATTCCACATAGCGATTTTACCATGAGGGATCTTGAGTTGGTTGAGCAATTCAAAGAAGGGGGTATGCTCGGACTCCATACCTTAACAGACGTAGACGTAGAGAGAATGATGTCTCTTTATATGGACGGTAAAAGTTACAGGCAAATTGCTGCTTTACTTAAGAAAAACAAGACGATAGTTCTTTTTTTAGCTCATAAATTCAAATGGTTTGAACTTCGCGCAGAATATTTAGACGAATTGCATGCGACCCTAAAGGGTAAAATTGTAGAGGCCAAATTACAGGATCAAGAATTTTTATTGCATTTAAGTCTTGCATATAAGAAAAAAATAGGTAAAAATATAGATCAGTACTTAAGAACTGACAATTCTGAGTTTTACGACCAGATCAATAGTAGAGATCTAGGGACACTGATGAAAGTTATGGAAATGCTTCACAAATTAAATAGCGAGAATTTAGGCGAAAGACAGCCCCTTGTTGGTCTCAGTGGTATGAGTGAAGGTGTTAATATTACCAAAACAGGCCCTAATTCTGTCGAAATTACTCCAAAACAGACACCATTTGCATCAAAACTTAAACAATTTGCAGAATTAAAGCGCGAACAAGAAAAACAAGAAGCTGCAGAAAAAAGTGATGATATAAACAAAGAGTCCGATAAAATAAAAAAAAGCAGAAAGTGAATAGTAAAATGAATAAAATTGTGATTACCATCCTATTAGGACTAGGAGTTGTCCTTATCCCCCACAACTCTATTTCCCAGGGAAAGAGTTCTCCAGATTTAACCCCCACTGTTACCCTAACAAGTAAAAATTTGCTTGTATTGAGTGGTGAAGTAGATGGAGAAACAACTTCTGCTGTAATTTCAAGGGCTAAAGAACTTTGTGAAGTTAGTCAGGTTCAAAAATTGTTCGGAAAAAGACCAAAACTTAAACTTTTTATCAATTCCCCAGGCGGAGGCATTCAACCTGGATTAGAAATGATTGAAGCTCTTAGGGGTACCGGTTGTCAAATCGATACAATCACTACCTTTGCCGCAAGTATGGCTTTTCAAATTGTACAAAATCTGGATGACCGTTTAGTTCTTAAAAATGGCGTTATGATGAGTCACCACGCAGCCGGAGGCTTTGAAGGCTCTTTTGGTGGAGCTAAACCTTCACAACTAGATAGCCGGTATCAATTTTGGTTGGATCGTATTCGTGAACTTGATGAACAAACAGTATCTCGTACCAAAGGAAAACAAACCTATGAAAGTTACCTTAAAGAATATGACCACGAGATGTGGTTAACTGGTACTAAATCGGTACAAGAAGGCTATAGTGATGAAGTAGTACTGGTTAAATGCGATTCCAGTATTCAAGGTACTTCTAAGCATAGTTTGGATTTTATGGGAATTGCAATTTCTTATGAATTAGATAATTGCCCTCTAAATACTGCACCTATGAATATTAGTATGCTTCTTCCTCAAGGCAAGGAATTACCAACAGAAATTAAGAATGAGATTAAATCTAAGTTCTTAAATCAATTCTATAATTCTCAAAAACAAGAAATCCCAATGTACTGGTAATCAATGCCACTCATTAGCTATTCATGTACTTGCGGAATTAATTTCAAGAAGTACAAAAAAAATGCAACGGATGCACCACTTTCTCTCCCCTGCGAGTGTGGCCTAGAAGCTAAGAAGGCTTTTGGGCTCACTTCTTCTTCCCATAAAATTGTTATTGATAATGGCCTTATGTCTCGTAGACTTGAAATTGATCCAGAAATTATGGAGGTCAATGATGAACGATCAAAAAGAGATTACTCTGAAGAGGATTAATATGAGCAACCTAACCGAAGAAGAAATCGAAGAATTGGCCATTAAATCTTTTCAGAATATGGGTACCCCAGAAAAATTCCTGTGCGGTGAATGTGGTTGTTGGTATAACAATCCAGAATTTTTTGAGCATCCTTGCGTAAAAGAACTTGAAAATAAATAAATAGTATTATATTATTACAAAGTGCTTATACCAAAAAAACTAAAATTTAAAGCTGTAGGTAGATTCGTAGAAGAACAAGTTCTGGACTTTACCGCTCTCGGTTCCTTCATTCAAGTTGACGCCAAGAACAATAACACTGGTGGATCTTCTGGAAGTGGCAAGACTACTCTATTTAGAGTATTAGAGTATAACCTGGGCCTGAATGACCTGTCCACATCTCTCCTACAATCTAGGCTAACAAAAGACTCCATTTCTACTACTGGCGAATACGATTGGGATGGCACTCCAGTCATAATTGAACGGAACAAATCGAAGTTATCGATTACAGTAGGCGATCAGGTAACTACCGGTAGCTCTAAAATTACTGAAGAAAAGTTAGATGAAATTCTAGGTATGCCTAGAGATCTATTTAGAAAGATTCTCCATAAAAGACAGGGCGAGGGAGGATTTTTCTTGGACATGGGACCATCCGATGTCCACAAGTTTCTAACGAGTTGCTTGAAATTAGAAGATGAGCAAAAGAAAATCCTGAAACTGGACGATATCCTCAAAAACCTATCTAGTAAAGAGATTTCTCTTAAATCAGAAGTCGAATCTAATAGAATGGGGCTTGAGGCATCAAGAAATGCCCTAAATAGCCTTGGAGAGACCCCTAAACCGTCTTTTAATGCAGATTACATCGAGTTGCTAAAGATTGAACACCTCAACGCTACTGACCGATATGATATCGCGGCGAGTGCTTATCACAACGAAAAAATGGAACTGGAACGGTCTAGACCCATAACATCAGTGTCTCCTTTTGACAGAAGTTCAATAGAAAAGGCCGAAGTCGAGATCAAGGAAATTCAAAAAAAGACGAGTGCCTTAGAATCTGCCGAACTTTCAAGACAATCTGAAGTCAAAAGTCAGATCGAACAGATTTCAAAGAAAATAGGTGATCTAGAGTTTTCGGAATCTTCAAGACAGTCTGAAGTTAGGAACAAAATAACTTCTTCACAATTGGAAATCTCCAATTTACAGAAAATTGAGCAAAATAGACAAGCGGAAATCAATGCTAAGATTTCTACCAATAGACTCGAATACAATAAAGCCTCAAATTTGGTTCAAAAAGGCGACCAGGCTAAAGAAGAGGCCAAGAAGTTGGCTGTGGAATTAAATAAGATTAGGGCCTCAATTTGCCCCACCTGTGAACAGGGATGGATTACAGAGTCCGTTAAGACCAAAGAAGCAGAGATCCTTAATAAATTAGGAGAGCACAGGGCAACAGTCCTTGCTGGCGCTGAAGCCCAAAAGACCAAAGCAAGTCTGAATGAACAACACGCAGTTCTTCTTTTGGAAGTTGGTCCGCGTACAGTACCAGAAATCAATGATCTGACAAATAAGATCGCTCAATTAAGATTAGACTCAACTCCTAAAGAAATCCCAGAAGTTTCTGGTCTCAAAGCACAAATCGTTCAATTGAGATTGGACGGTACCCCTAAAGTTATTCCAGAAGTATTGGAACTTAAAGGACAATCTGAACTTAAAGAAAAAGAACTTCAAGCGTTTCGCCAACAAGAGCGAGATCATCAATCTAAAGAAAACACTAAAAATCAAGAAATACTTGCTGAATTTGCAAGAAAACAAACTCAACTGGTGGAAAAACATGAACCAAACATCAAGGCGTTTTTAGAACAAAAGAATAAGGCTCTTTCAGACCGTGAGATGGCCGAACTTAAAATTAGATCGTTTGAAGCAGAACTTAAAAGATATTTAGATTCTTCAGTCAAACTCAATACCCAATTCGTCGATTACGCGCATATCGTGACTCAAAAATCAACTGATTTAGTTTCTATCCAAGAAGAAATCGAGATCGTAGAAGAATCCAAGAAAGCTATAAAAAGCCACTTATCCTGTTCATTCGATGATGCCCTAGAGTCTATTGGCGATAAGGCCACAAGGCTTATTAGGCTAATCCCTAATATGTCCAATGCCACTATACAGTTTGAGGGCACCAAGGAGACCAAGGAAGGCAAGGTTAAGGAAGAAGTCGTCTGTATGGTTAGTATGGACGGTGAAATTGGAGTGCCTCTTAAATCGCTTTCTGGGGGCGAAAGATCTAGTTGTGACATGTGCGTAGATTTAAGTATCATTAAATTCATTGAAGAGACTACCGGTAAGGGTATTGGGATGTATATTATCGATGAGGGTTTCAATGGGCTAGATACCACCTGCATCCAGGATGCATTAGAGATGCTTAGAGAATATAGTGTTGACAAAAAACTATTTTTAGTAGAACATAATCCTATAGTGTCTGAATCCATTGAAAATAGAATTTTAGTGGTGAGAGATGGTTTGACTAGTAAGATTATTCAGCAATAATATGGGGTTACGGTGATACTACTTGAATTGACAGAAGAAGAACTAAATATTATTAAGAAAGCGATTATTACAGAGCATAAATTAGATGAACAGTTACTGTTTAACGAAAAACAGAAAAAAGAGCGTCTCTGCCTATCTACATTAACTAAAATCGAACTTACAACGCTCGCGCAAAAAGACACACTGATTAAATACGATGACTTTGAAAATATGGTTAGCATAGCAAAACAAAACTACGTAAGGTTAGGGACAGAGGTCTTTCTTTCGAATAAGAAAGTGGAAGAGAATTATTTTGTCTATCTGTGTTTTTTAGAAGCTTTTACTTCTTGGTTAAACGAAAAGAATTTGCTTAAACGATTAGCCCGTTTTGATTTTACTGATAAAAGATGGTGATTTATGAAATGTAAATGTGGAGAACAGGGAGAACTTAAAGTCTTTAATACTTTTCAGTATTATTTTTGCAATAAATGCAAAAAGGAGATAGAAGAGTGTAAAATTGAAGAAAATCCCAACAATGCTAGCGTTGATGATTTCTATCTTGATTTGGCAGAACAAAATATTAAAAGCGCCTTAAAGAACATAAATGATTATTTTCAGCGTGATCAGGGCCAAAAAATAACCATTACTATTCCAACAAGTACCAAACTTCATTATAAAATTTATAGAAATACACAGGGTATTTATAGAGAGTTACATGTCAAAAGTGACAGTAAAAACTGGGAAATAATCGAAAGGAAATAATATGGGTCGTCCAAAAAAACAACCGTTATCAGAAATGCAGAAAATGGCTAAGAAAATTGGTACAGATGGAGAGGATGTTCTCCGAGAACTAGAAGGTATGTCTGTACCTGAAATCAATAAACGTATTGCGCAAGCAAATCAGGCTATCTCAGAAACCAAAGAGGAGTTGGAAGCTAACGATAAATATACGGCAGCAAAGAATGATGTTAAACTCCTCAGTTCTGGATTCCGTGAAGTAAAGGCTCGCCAGAACGCAATTATCGGTGTTGCAGTGAAACTTCGCCAAGAAAAAGGCGAGTCTTAATTGGCTAAGATGAAAGAATGGACTAAGATCAGGCTCATGTATGTTCTTAGTCCAGTAATTTTTGTTGGAATTATAGCCTATGGAGCTATTCTCGACATTAGCGACCAAATTTCGACTAAATTGCGTAGGTTTAAGAAATAGGATATGGATACCAAACGAATACTTAGTATTGATCTCAGCACAAAAACAGGTTGGGCTTCAGTAATAAGTTCGGATGTGGGTATTGAATTGGAAGGTTACGGTATGATTCCCCAAATTCCACAACCGAATGGTCCTTATCCATCATGTTTTATTGATTGGGCCTATTTGGTATTTAATGGTATAGAAGGACTTATAGAGAAATTTAGACCTGATATGCTTGCCATAGAAGAAACTGTGGCGGGATCAAAAGCAGTATATAGCCAAAAGATTTTAGAATATTCTCATTTTTTACTTGCTAAATACATAAAAGAGAATAATATAGAATCTATATACTTACTAACGGGCGCTTGGAGAAGTGAAGTTGGCTGCAAAATGACCAAAGAAGAATCTAAACATAATAAGGAAGTTAGGGCCTATAAGACTAAACATGGCACCAAGTTAGCTCGTGATATAAACGGTAAGATTGTTGGTAAGTTAACCAAGAAGCATATCAATATTAGGAGAGCAAATGAAGTGTTCGGTTCTTTTTTGAGAGAGCCTCTTAGAAAAAAGAATGAAGATGAAGCCGACGCACTTTTACTAGCGTTCGCACTACATCTTAGAAGACTTAATAAAAATAAGTCTGAAGAAGTGACCATAGAAGAACTTTTAGAGAAAGATAAGTTATGAGTGGATTTTGGGAAAAAACGATTAATACGGAATCAAATATAAGAGCCTACGAATCTATCGCGCCAGAACCTTTGGTGTTAGACGAAGAAGCTGTATCTGAAATTCAAGAAGAACACTTTGACGTATATGAGGAAGAGGAAGATGACATTTCTGTAGTCATGGCAGATGCAAATCTTCGCCTTGAGATGGGTCGTCTATATCAAATGATTCTTGAAAATGATATTTTTGCCCAAACGAACGCTGATCCTCGTGCGATTAAAAACGTACAAAGAGAGATTCGTCGTCTGGTTAGAGAGAAACTGGAAATCATGCTAGGTATTCGCCAAGATCAACCTACGCAACAACAAACCATTGTTTCGTCGCCATTTAACGATATGGAAGTTAGCGCCTTAAAAATGCTTGCTTCTAAGATCACAAAGGGAGCCACTGAAGAAGTTGAATATAGTCGAAATACCCCAGTACCAGTTCCACAACCTAAAAAGAACGGTATTACCGCAATTAGCGGTGAACTTAGACCACAGACTACTCCTGTACTAAAAGCACCTGAGCGACGCCCAGTAACCAAAAGTTCTTCGCAAACTCCTGCTAAAAGACCAGAGCCTAAAAAAGGTGAACCAATTATTAAGTCCGCAATATCAAATCCAGAAGGAGATTCGCTATTAAAAAAACCAATTAACGAAATGACCCCGGAAGAATTAGTGGAATATGATAAACAAGCGCTTGAGAGACGGTCAAAAAACAAAGCCGCCTTACCTTCAAATCTTGTTCCTCATCCTTCACCCCAAGAATTAGAACTTAGATATATGGCCCATGCTGACCAATTTAGTGCGGTAGCAAACACCATAAATTTAATTTCTGGTAATAAATAAGTAGATAAATAAAAACAAGGAGAAAAATAAAATGTCAGATAACAAAGATACACGAACTGCTGGTCAAAAAATTGAAGATCTTGAACGAGTGGTGTCAATGCTATATCAATCCGTAGGATCTCTAGATGGGGCCGTTAAATCCCTATTAGGAACCCAAAGGGATATGGTTTTGGTACGGGATGCTTTACGCCTACTAAACAAAAAAACCGAAGCAATTATTCAGACAGCAAAAGAAGAGTCTGGAATTTCTGCCTCTAATGTATCGGCCCTAGTAATTCAAATGAATGTTGAGGATTTAAAAACTCAAGTCCAAGAATATATCAGCCGAGGAAATTTAACTCCAGCAGATGAAGTGTCTGCCACAAGTTACTTGGTTTGCGAAGAGCAAAATCTAGATGGAACAATTGCGAATCCACGAATTCAATTCCGTTTAGATTCTCAAGATGCGGATACCCAAGCTACCTTGACTGGTAAGAAAGTTGGAGATACAGTTTCTTTTGGTGAAGGAAAGTATAGCGCTAAGATTCTTGAAATCTACACTTTGGTAGACAATCCAGGTGCTGCTCAAAATGCTCCCGCTCCCGCTGCAGAGACTCAGGCCCCTACAGATCAAGCAAGTAGCGATACTTCTGCCCAATCAGCAGCGCCAGCCGATGAGACTCCTGCTCCAACCCAAACTCCTCAAGCAGCAACACCTGCAGCCCCAGCACAAAACAGTCTTCCACAAGAAACTCCGGTAGCTTTTGGATTAAGTTTTCATGGACAACCCGAAGCCGAACTATCTGCTCCGAGCACTCCAGGTCAGAATTAATCTGACTCCTACAACACAAATAATAAGGGTAAAACATGGACGGTTTTACCCTTATTTAAGAAGGCTAAATCATGAAAAAAGACGGACCAAAAATTTTAATATTTGATATTGAGACCGCGCCAATGTTGGCCTATGTTTGGAGTATTTGGGATCAAAATGTTGGTCTGAATCAAATTAAACAGGATTGGCATCTTCTTAGTTGGTCAGCAAAATGGCTGCAGTCCGAAGACCGAAAACGACTTTATGGTCCCCATTCCAAAATAATGTACATGGACCAATCTAAAGAAAAAGTTCTAACTAACGATAAGAAAATATTAGAGGGCATTTGGAAACTTCTTGATGAAGCAGATATTGTCATTACCCAAAATGGGGTTAAATTTGACAGTAAAAAATTAAATGCACGGTTCGTTCTTAATGGAATGCAACCTCCAAGTTCTTATAAACATATAGACACTTTTCAAATAGCTAAGAGATATTTTGGTTTTACTAGTAACAAACTAGAATATATGTCGGATAAACTTTGCGTTAAATACAAAAAACAAACAAAACGTAAATATTCAGGCTTTGAACTATGGAAAGAATGCTTATCTGGGAACAAAGATGCCTGGAGAGAAATGCAAAAATACAATAAATACGATGTCTTATCCTTGGAAGAACTGTATCATAAGTTAATTCCATGGGATAATTCAATTAATTTCGATATTTACAGAGAAGACCATGAAATTACCTGTAAGTGTGGTAGCAAAGAATTCCAAAGAAATGGGTACTTTTATACTGCAACTGCCAAATACCAACGATTTAAGTGCTCTAAGTGCGGGTCTGAAACCAGAAGTCGTAAGAATTTGCTTTCAAAAGAAAAAAACGAAACTATTAGAGCTAAAACTATTAGAACTTAACTTTTCATGATATAATCTGTCTAAGGATAGGACGATTTCGTGAATAAAGCCGAAGAACTTGACAAATTAGATAAAGAAATAAAAACTGCTGAAACAAGCCAGAAGTCTATTCAGACCAATATTGATCAGTTATCCAAAGAAATCAATATATTAAATAAACAAAAAATAGAATTAGAACAAAATCTAGAATTCCATAAAAGAGTTGGTGTAATTCCGCTTGCTCATGAGTACGGGAAATCTAAGAGAGAATTAACCAAAGTCACAAATCGTCTTAACCTTATTACGAGTGACCATAGTAAATCCGTCCAAGGTCTTGATCGTGTTAAGGAAATCATAGTAAAATTTAGAAGGGACTACATGAGACTATTAAACTCAAATGAGGATAATGTCGTGCGAGCCATTTTTGGAGTTAAACGTGGAAAGAAGTGAAATGGAAAAAAAAGTAAGAGAAGAAGATGATTTCATCCATTCTCCAAAGTTCGGGAATAGCATCAAAAGATTTTTAGCAAAAATGGAAAATCCACCAGAAAATACAACCATTGGGCGACTCCTTTTACTTTCAGAAGAAGAAGTCGAAAAACTATACCAGGAATCAGTTGTAATCCTTCGAGAAAAAATGCTTAATAAATAGATATTGACTTTAAGCCAAAATACCATATACTATTATGGTATGTCAAATTACCTCTGTTGCATGGATAGTGAAACTGGCGGCCTAAATCCCAAAGAAGCAGATATCCTAACTCTGTTCATGGCCTTAACTGATGAAAATCTTAAGGTCATAGCTGAATTAGATCTAAAACTTAAACCCAATGATAGAAATCCCACAGCAGATGAGGGCGCTTTAAAGGTCAATAAAATTGATATTAAGGCCCATCTAAACGATCCCAATACGATAACATATAAAGAAGCAAAAACTAAAATTATTGATTTTGTCACGCCATTCCTTAAAAAAACTGGTCGTCATAGTAATTTGATTGTGCTCGGCCAGAATGTGGCTTTTGATTTGGATTTTATTTGGGAACATATCATTCCAAAAAATGAATGGAACGGCCTTTTTAGTTACAATGTAGAAGACACAAAGACAGCATCGTTATTCTTGAAAAGATGTGGATGGTTGCCCTCGGATATCGGTACTCTTAAGAGTTTGGTAGAATTCTTTGGAATCGCAAAGCGTGAAGCCCATGAAGCTAAGGGCGACGTACATATGACAATCGATGTTTACAAGGCAATGATTTCTCTTATGGAAAGCAAAAAAGATAGCGGTGGCCAAACGCAAGATCTAATCAGTCTTCTGGAGGCAGAATGAACATCAAAGTAACGCGCTCACAAACTGAAACCTACAAGGTCTATATTGACAATCGTTGGCAGGCAACCATCATGATCGAAGATTCTTCTGGACTTCTTTCGATTCAATCGGAATATGGGCATTTTAGTCACTACTGGGGAACCGGTGGAAGATCAGCCGGAAACACTTTTAAACAGGAACTATTACGCTTTGGACTAGATTACGTACAAAATAAACTCAGTTACAATGACGATTTAGGTCATTGGTTTAATTTCGACGAAACAGTAAAAAGAATTAGACAAGACATTCTTGAGAAACGTAGAGAACGTAGAATTGAATCTCCAGATGCTAGAGTCTTGTGGTATGAAGCAGACAATCTTGAGGAATGCAAGACTTCATCGGAATTTGCCCATCAATTGTTTGCTAAATATAGCCTTATGACAGAGCTGTATGATGGAGACTATCTTGCTATCCCTATTATTACAGAAACACACCCAAGACTTAGGAAATTCATGGAAGTGGTTTACCCAATTTTTAAAGCAGAACTTGCTAAAGAAGAAGCGTGTTTGGAGACAGTATGAAAATATGGTTTGATTATTGTAGCATGGAACATTTCCATGATGATTTTTACAACATAAAACTTGGTATTGGTTGGTATCGTCACGCCAAAACACACAAATGGTGGGGTTTTACGGTAGAATTTTATTTCTTTAAGTGGGTTGTATTCGTAAACTACGTAAGTAATTGGAATGAATATGACAAGAAAGTCAATTATAGAAAATACAAAAAATGACATTACTGATATCGCCTCACACGCATTGCGAGTCTAAACTTACTGGATCACCGCTACCCTCAATGATTAAAAGGGCAGTAGATCTTGGTCGAACCCATTTTTCCTATACAGATTTGGGTCATCTATCAAGTTGTCTCAAAGCTTATGGGCAGGCCAAGGCCGCAAATTTAAAATTTGCTGCAGGTATAGAATTCTTTTTTAAGGATTCTTCTTGTCCGATTGTTGTGGGTACTAAAGCCGATCGATGTAAGTATTTTAATGCATCTATTTTTGCAAAGAATCAAGATGCCTATCAAGAAATCGTAAGAGTTGTTTCCTCAAATGATATGCCCAAAATCAAGATCAGAGATGAATTGGAATCTCTTTGGTCTTGGAAGGATCTTGAGCGCCTAAGTAAATCTGATACCCTCCTTGTCCTAGGCGGCCCTCATTGTATGGTTGGTAAAGCGATGCTTGCCGATACTCCTGAATTGGCAGAAAAGATCCTATTAAAGATCCATAGTCTTTTCCAAGATCGACTATCTATGTCCCTAACCTGCGAACCATGGGAAAAGAAGTATGCGACAGTCATAAAAATCAAATACAAAGATGGAACTTCTGACTCACTTCTTTCCTCGGATCTGGTTACCACCAATAAGGCCAGAAAAATTAAGGCTAGCGATTTAACTAATAGAAGTGGGCACTTTTTGGTTAAGTCGAAAGTGGTTGGAAATACATTTCATCAAGTAGATAAAGAAATTGCGGAAGTGACGGAACATAGAGGATTCCTTCCCCTTCCAGTAGATGTTACTTCAACTATCAATAAGTTTTTCGTGGAAATGCACAAGAAGCACGGCATTAAATTGCTTGCTTCGGACTACGCTTTTTATTCAGAAAAAGAAGACCACATTGTTCAGACCATGGTTCTTGAGGGCGAAAATAAACTAAAAGCTAATCTGCACATGAAATCTGCGCAGGAAATCCAAGAATATTTAACCCATAAACTTGGCCTAACAGAAGAAGAGTCTACTAAAATTATCGGAAATAATAACGAATGGGCAAAAAATTTTGATAATTTCGAACTAAAATACAAATGGCGGCTTGCTGATGCAGGGGAAAACCCACTACAACAATGCTTAGAAATTATTAAGAAAAAAGGATTAATGAGATGGAAAGACACTATTTGGGTTGGCAGGCTAAAAGAAGAGATTGAAGTTCTGGCCAAGAACGGTATCTTCGATTTATCCCCCTATTTCCTTCCTATTCACGATGTAATCAACCATTATGAAGAGAATGGTAGGTTGCCAGGTCCAGGACGAGGAAGCGCTGCTGGGAGCCTTGTAGCCTATCTAATGGGCGTCACCAAAGTAAATCCTTTTACCTACGACCTTAGCTTTAACAGGTTTTATTCAATGGATCGGATTAAAGCTCTTAAACTCGCCGATATTGACTCAGATTTGGAATCCAGAGATCTTTTGGTGGGAGAAGATGGAAAAAGCGGATACCTTTACAAGAGATGGGGAAATAAGGCTGCCCAGATCAGTACCAGAACTAAGATTAGACTTAAATCTGCTATTAAAGACACTAACAGATACATTAATGGGTCTGTCGAGAAATCCATTGAAGTATTTGCAAAATCTCTTCCAGATGCAGACCAAGGTATCACAGATGAGCAGTTCATTTTTGGTATGGAAGATGACGATGGAAATCATATTGATGGGTTAATCGAAACTTCAGAGCCACTTCAGAAATATGCAAATGATAGACCTAAAGAGTGGGCGATCGTTAGGCAAGCACTTGGTATTACAAGAGCATTCTCACGTCATGCCTGCGCCTTTGTTATTGCTGATAAGCCTATCTCAGAGATCGTACCCATTAAAGATGGTAATGTGGTTCAATACGAGGCAACTGCAGCAGAAACGGCTGGACTAATTAAGTACGACTTCTTGGTCATTAGTCAGTTGAAGGATATTAGGGTTTGCTTAGATCTGATCAATAAAAAGAATAAAGAAAAGCATAAGACCGGTTACTTCACGAATAATGGGGTTTTGACCTATATCTGGGATTTACCTACTGACCAAAAGACATATGAAAGCGTGTGGGGAGGCAGTACAGAATCATGCTGGCAAATTAACACGAACTCAATGATCCCTTTTGTTAAGGGCATAAAACCTACAAGTATTGAAGATTTATCGATTATTCTATCCCTAGTTCGTCCAGGCCCTCTCGATTATATTGACAAAGAAACAGGGCGTAGTATGGCCGAAGAATATGTTCATAGACGCGATGGTGGTGAATATAAAGACGTTGAGATTCTAAAAGAATTGATTCCTGAAACCCATTCGGTTCTAGTCTACCAAGAACAGGTTACTAAAATCGCAAAGCAACTTGCCGGATTTTCTGGATCGGCTGCCGAAAACTTACGAGAAGCCATTGGTAAGAAAAAACGCGCAACTATCTTAAAAATTAAGCCCGATTTTATTGCTGGATGCTTAAAGTCCAATAAAATTACGGAAGAAGAAGCTCAAATATTATGGGATCGTATCGTAACCTTTGGTCGGTATGCATTCAATAAATCTCATGGTGTTTCATACGCATTCGTTACATACGCCTGTATCTTTCTGAAACACAATTACTCATTAGAATGGTGGGCCGCAGTTCTTACTAATGCAAAAGAAAAAGAGATTTCCGGTAAGTTGTGGCCATATGTTAAGCACTTGGTTGCGGCTCCAGACATCAATCTTTCAACAGATGAAATGGAAATCGATTATGCTAATGGGAAAATTAGAGCTAAACTTGGCGTCATTAAAGGTATGGCCGCCGCTACGATTGATCCAATTGTTGCTGGGAGACCGTATAAAGACATAGAAGATTTTGTAAACAAAGAAGTCGCCGGAGATGCGGTAACAAGAAAACTCATCCATGTAGGAGTATTAGACTCATTGTTCCCTCCAAAACTTGAACTATTGCAAAAAATGCAACTGTTCGAGGATCTACTTGAAACCAATAAATTTAACAATAAAATTGCTAGATCTAAAGAAGAAGGCAAAAAGACTAGATTAGAGGCTCCCAATAAGGGCGTAATCAAAGAAGAATATTTGGAAATTGAAAAGTATCCTTTGAAAAATGCCGCAGTTCAAAAATCAATTTTGCCAAGTCTTTTGGTTGGTCTAACAAATTTGGGCATAAATCACTCAAGTCTAATGGACCGAAAGACAATGTTTAAACAGGCAGTAATGACAAAAAAGGCCAGAAAAAAACGCCAAGACAACCCCAACGCTAAATTAAACCGAGATGATGGCGACCATTTGCCCCTATTAAACGGAGAAGAATTTGAATTCGTTGATCAAAAATCAGCAGAAGCATCAGTTAAAGACATTGAATTTGCGGTATTTGGATATGTTGTGGGTACGAGCTTCTTTGACTATAGTGCAAACACAAAACAGGCCTTGAAAGTAATTATTGATGTAGATGGGTATGTAAAAGAACATGTTATGTGGCCTAATTACTATTCCGAAAAACTTGAGCATCCTAAAGAATTAAAAAAGGGCAATATATGTATGTTTTTAATGAAGAAACGCCAGGGTAGCGGTGATCCTGCCGCAATTGAAGAAATCGTAATTGAGGCTTGATTTTAAACAAAATAGATGGTACTATCTTAATATGAGACTTACTCCTCTCCTTTTAACCCTACTGTTTGGTCTAACGCAAAACGCGCATTCGGTAGGGTTATCTGGAAAATGTGTCAAGCGCCAAATACGGATAGCCGTAATCGATACGGGATTTGGCTATAGTGGAATCAAAAAAGACACAAAGCTTTGTGGTATAGGCCATACAGATTTCTCAAAGGATCATAATTTTATATATATGAGACCACTTAGTAATTTGATCCCCAAAGACACAGTTGGACATGGTACCAATATTGTTGGGATCATAGAGAATTACGCCAAAAAATCCAATGTAGATTATTGTATCGTGATCCTTAAATTCTATTCGAAAGATCAAACCGATAAGCAAAATTTGAAAGCTAGCATCGCTGCAATACAATTCGCTACCGAACTTAAAGCGGATTTTATCAATTATTCAGGTGGAGGCCCATCAGAAAACGCAGAAGAAGGACGGGCAGTAAGGAAGTTTCTAGATCAGGGCGGAAAGTTCATTGCTGCGGCTGGTAATGATGGAGAAGAGATTGGAACGGGAGATACAGACTTTTATCCAGCAATGTATGACAAACGAATAGTTGTTGTGGGTAATTTGGACAAGTATGGCGTAAGATCTAAAACATCTAATTACGGCAGATTTGTAAATAGATGGGAAATGGGCGAAGACGTTACGGGTTACGGGATCAAACTTTCTGGAACTTCGCAAGCAACGGCTGTAGCAACGGGCAAAATACTTGCCGCTAGTGAAAATAAATGCACCTTAAAGAAGAAATAAGTTGCATAAAAACAAAATAAGAGTAGGATAGATAAAGATGGATTTCAAAGAAGACTTTAAGTTAATAAAAAGTAAAGAGATCGATACCGATACCTTTCTTAAAATTAGTAAAAATTTGATGAGTGGAAGAATTTTCGTAGAATTTTCTTGTAAAAATCCAAATCTCATGATACAAAAGAACTTTGAGGATTCATTATACGGGAAGAAATTGGCCGATACTTTCTCAAGAAGTATCAAGAACGCAGATCAAATCAGAAAACATTTTGGAATAAAAACGGAGAAATAAATATGTCACTAAGCACAATCCTTCAAGAAATTGAAAAAACATTACCGGTCGCAACACAAGATCTTACTTTGGGAAATGAAAGTACTTTCCGTGGTAGACAAGGAATGAAACGAGCTGCCGTTGATCGTATTGAACAACTAAAGACAGATTACAAAAAGGCTCTTATCGAATCTACATTTTTTATTATTCTAACAGGTGCCAATCGCACTCTATTTAATGAAGTGGCTTCTAATCCCGATTTTGAATGCTTTTCGGTAGATCCAGACAGTTTTTACGATGACTTATCGTCTCGTGTGGACGCCAAACTGTTTGGTCGTGAGTCTACCAAATACCTATTCAATATTGCAAATAATGCTCTCTACGATAAGGCCTTAGAAATTGGTGTAAGCAGGAATTCTATCATGGAAATCAAATTCGATGAAAGATACAATAGAGCAGTGAAAAACCATCAAGAATTAGCTAACCTATTAAAACTCGCAGTAAATGACCAAATTGGTTCGGAAATCGTTGGGTTAGATGCTCTCAGTTCAATTGTTGATAGGGCTCTAGCAAAAAAACATGCCGGGTCTATCACCCCAGTATTACTTAATACAGGAGATGAAAATTTCGCCCTAGATCTACAAAAAAATCTTACGCGATTAAAGACCAAAACCTTTATTGTGGTTGCTGGAAAGGCATCTAAAACTCTTCAAAATCTTCCTGGAGCGTTTGTTGTTAAAAATGTTACGGAAGAAAGTGTTGGCGAAACGCTTAAGTCTATTCGCAGTAAAATCTAAGGGAAATATGGAAAACAATAATAGAGTTGATCTAGAGACACCGGTAATTACCGCACTAGCAGTGGCATCTAAAACACCATTCTTAACGGCCTTTAAAGCTACTTTAGGTATTGGTTTAGCAAGATTCCTGATGTTTTTTGGTGTAGTAACAACAATCGTTTTGGCAGTTAAAGTTTTAAAATAAGGAGAAAATATGGAAGCGACATTTGGAAAAAGAGATTATGCAAAGAAGAATTATTTTAGTCAAAAAGACGGAAATGTAATTTTTCGAATTATTAAGCCTTTAGAACAATACACGAAAGATACGCATGGATGGGCAAAATTTCACGCAGTAATATTTGGCTACAAGAACAGTGAAGGAAAACTACGTCCTTTTCAAAGCGCTCAAGTTAAACGTGATGGGGTAGTATTGGTCGAATGTCCTGCAATGAAACGAATTGAGGAACTTACTGCAAAATTAAATAAGGCCAAAGAAGAAGGAAATGATGATTTGGTTGCTAAACTCAGTAAGATAGTGGGTTACGGTGGAAACTACAGTGTTGACAAAAATTTTCATATGAATGTTATTGATTTGCAAGGAAATATTGGAGTTTTAAAGCTCAGATCAAAAGCAAAACAGGCATTGGAGGATGAACTTATTAGGCTTGAACAAGAAGAAGGCGTCAATGCGCTTTCCGATGAAAACGGACGCTTTTTCGTATTCAATCGTTCTGGATCTGGGAATACTACTTCTTTTAAAGTAAGTGTTTATAAAGAAAAAATTGATGTACCTAATGTAGGTCGCGTTGAACGAGATGTTATTCATAAAATTACTCCAGAACTAAGAGCAAAAATCGACCGTGAAGCTCAAGATTTAAACAAAATTGCAGCAAAACTTACCGTTGAAGAAATTGCAAGAATTGTTGCTTCAGCAGATATTGCTACGGGCAAGACCCCTGTTTGTGATGAACTGTTCGACAATCGCTGGAAAGCAGAACGGGAAGCTCGTGGAGGTTCAAACAATCGTCGCCAAGAAAGTGCTCCGGCAGCTAGTGCTCAAACACAAGCTCCTGCTGCAGCAGCCTCTACACCGGCCCCTGCAACTCAAACTGCGGCTCCCACTTTTACTGCACCTTCATATGCAGCCCCAGCTACACCTGCAGCGCAAGCCCCAGTTACGGCTACGACTCCAGCAGCCCCTACATTTGCTGCAGAACAAAGCCACGAAGACTGGTTAAAAGAAATCGGAATTGATCCAAATAGCTAAGGAGACTTATGGAATTAAATCCAGAAGTAGATCTGTCCGTAGATATTCATAATCTAACTACAGAGTTTAGAAATTTGCCAGGGCTATTGTTTCGTTACTACCAATATAAAGCAAAAATTGAGGCGGTACGAGACAATGCCAAGGCTAGATTAAAAGAAACTAGAGCTGTAGTTTATAAGACCATAAAAAGCGATGTTTCCGTAAAACATAGCGAAAATAGTATGGAAGCCCAAATTGATTCTCATCCAGATGTTCTAAAGGCCCTAATGAACCTGGTTAAAGCCGAACATGATGCGACTACCTGGGCAGGTGCAGTAGATTCAATGAAAGCCAAAAAGGATTGTCTAATCCAGCTGGGCTCGGATCGTCGAAAAGAAATCATAGGTTCAAACTAGGAGAATAAATGGCAAAGCAAGAAGTGTCTTTAGTAGACCGCATTCGTAATCGATTAAACGAAGAGGCCGGTAAAGAATTAGTAAAGACTTATGGAGAAGATGATGAATTGCTCCAAGTCAAATCATGGATTACATTAAAGCCCTTCTTTAAAGAAGGTACCGGTGGAGAAGGGTTTCCATGCGGGCACATTACTCAGATTATTGGAAAGACCGATAGCGGTAAAACCACTCTGGTAATGGAAGGAATGGTACAGTGCCAAAAAGATGGCGGTGTATGTTTCTTAATCGATTCAGAGCATAAATTCTCCATGAAACGTCTAGCTTTGATGGGCGGCAAACCCAAAGAAGTTCTGGTTACTCCTTGCGAAAACCTAGAAGAGGCGTGGACCGCGATCGAGAAGATTTTGACTGAAGCTAAAACCCTTAGAGAAGAAGGTTTTACTGGACCTCTCATGATGGTATGGGACTCGGTTGCTGCTTCGGTACCGGAATCAATTATGGATTCGGAAGCTGGTGATCATCACGTTGCGGTTGAGGCCAAACTGAACAATAAGAACGTTCGTCGTCTACGTCAAGCTATTGGAGAAACTGGACTTGCTTGCGTATTTATTAATCACTACTATATGACCCAACCTAAAAATAAGTATGAACAGTCAGAACTCATTATTAAAGGTGGAGAAGAATTAAGTTTCTTTTCTACACTTATCTTAATCACCAAAAAAGGTGCCAAAATTACTCGTACAATTAAGAACGAGGAACAACAAATTGGTCGTACCACACGATATACAGTACACAAAGGCCATTTCCATGGTCGTACAATAGTAAAAGATGTATCGGTAGTCGATATCGGTATCTTGGATACCCCAGAAGCTCTGGAAGCGTACAAGAAGTCTCTTCGTGGAGAATACTAAATGAAATATTTGGCGCTATTTGCTTTAATGTCAGGATGCTCTCTAATTAAAATTCAAGAGGCTCCTCAGCCAGAAAAGCATCGTTCTCAGATTATTACGGTAATGGAATATACCTGTGGTGGCGATTCAAAAGAATGTCAGGCAGATTCTACAGTACGAATTTCAAGGGATAAAATTATTTTTTATACTGAGTTTTCAAAAACTTGCTATGTGCAACTAGCAGGTTACCAAACACTTCATGTATTAAAAATGACTTGTTCCGAATTTGATCAATTATTAAATCAATAAATTCTCGAAAGAGAACGTAAGCGGAGTGGAAAGCTGTGGGGACCGGACTTGGTTGAAATGACTACCAAGCCTAGCCTACTAGAGACACTCTCAGACAGCCAGACCTTTTACGGCGACGAGCAGAGCCATGATTGAAGAATCAGCGAAGTGACACTCGACGTGCTGAAGCCATACTTAACTTGAGTATGCTAGAAAATAAGGTTGCCAGAGTCGCGTCTGGCCTTACGCTAAAATTAGGAGTCCGCCATGATACAGGTTGATAGACCAGCACCAGAGAAACGCAAAATCAGTAGTAAAGACGATTTCGAATTATGTTACTTAAGACATCAGTATCTTCGTAAAGCTAAGGGCAATCCTAGTATTGAAGAGATGGCTCCTTACATGAAAATTGTTGAGAATCTCTCAAGAAAAACTTTCTTTACCTATTACAATCTGTTTAAAACCGTTGGGATGTATCTAGATGACGTAACAAGCATTGGCCAAGTTCATTTGGTTTCTTTTTTAAATCTATTTACATTAGAAAAAATGGAAGAGAAAAACGATGAATGGATTGAAAAATGGCTGTTAAGACATGAAGGCAATCCTCCTGAACCTAAAGATTTCTTACAACAAAACAGGGCAAATTTTTCTATTTTTTATAAACAAAGAATGGAAGATCTAGTAAGGATTTGTAAGAAAAAATTAAGAAATATTAAGGGTCAGTCATCAGAGGAATATTTGGCTTTTACAGGCAATTCTGAACTTCCACGATATCCAACAAAATTAATTAAGAATTATGCGGATTATGGATTCAAAAAAATCGATTTTCCAACATTCAAATCAATTAGAAAAAAAGCGAATGTAAAAAACAGTGTAACAGCCTTTCAATTCGATGAGTCCTGGTACATATGTTTTCCAATACAACAAAGGGATCTACAAATTGAAGATTTAATCGTTTCTGATGTCAATCCTTATTGTAATCTCTACAATAAACGCCCAGATCAGGTTTATAATGCCGATGAACTTCAAAAGTTCATGAATAGATTTGACAATAAGCCTAATGATAAAAAGGCGCTTATTTTGAAGAAATTCATTGCAAAAAATAGAAATAAGAGCGAATATAGAAAAGAAGTGTCTACAGCCAAAAAACTTCTAAAATCAATCGGGGCGTAACGTGGAAGACGAAAAATTCTCAATAGAAGATATAATGCTAGCATGGAAGGAAAAGTATGGAGTTAACCGTACTTCTGAACGTGGCAAGCAATATACAGAAGTTTCAAGAACTGATCGAGAAGAACATTTCCACTATCTCTATTCTACTCTAATAGCATACGGATATACCCCTAAAGAAATTATTAAACCCCATGTATGCTTTTTCCTTGCCGAACTGTGTTGGTCAGAGGAAATTCAAAAACTTTCAAAAACTATAGTCGAAAGAAAACGAAAAGAAGAAATTAAGACCTGGAAAGGCATTGTTTTAGAAAAACAGATTAATTTCAGTGAAAATGCTCCTCCCAAGAAAATAGAGAAGCTATCTCCATCACTTACGGGAGGGTACAGGAATCCAGAAGAAGATATCCCAGATTTGGAAGTAGCTCTTAAGCCAGTAAAATATATTGATGACGATCCAAAATACGATACATCTGATTTAGAGCCAATGCAAGTTAACGAAGATTTATTGGCAGAATTAAATGCTATCAAGACAACTTTTAGGAACAGCAATGAGTAAAGAGTTAGACGATTTTGATAAAAAACTAGTAATGGATAAGGAAAACGATGAACGCAAAAAGAACGTTCAGGCGAAAGCCCTTATTTTACAAGAACATAGAGTTGAACGAGATCTCAATATTTTACAGCAAAATAAAGAAGAACTCGAAAAAGGTAAGAATGTAGATTTTTCGCACCTATCCAAAGAATATGTTGAGGGATTGATAAGTTCTAGTAATGAGTATATTGAGGCTGCAAAAAAATCTATGTCATTTATGAATGATAGTTTTAGAAAGATAGTCCCTTTTTTTAGAAAAAATCTTATTTTGATTGGAGCAGATACAGGAGACGGTAAATCAACAGCGGTAGCAAATATTATTTACTCTACTGTTACCAATATCAATCCAGCTACAGGAAAGCCAGGAAGAGTCCTTGTTCTATCTAACGAGGAAGCCCCAGAAGACTTCTACAATCGTATTACGGCAGTACATTTAGGGTTAAAGTACACCAATCACAATGAAATTACAGGCGAAGAAAAAGATCAGTACGCTAAATTCATTCCACTTTGGTGTAAGAATGACACCCTATCCATTATCGGAGATACTTATCAGGGAATCTCTGGATGGACAACAACTCTTGAAGGTATCGAGAGAATCTTTACGAGTTTACTCGAAAGCGGTAACCCTCCAGATGTAGTTATTCTTGATTATTACCAAAACGTAAAGGTATCTAGGAATAATACCGATTTAGATCAGTACAAAGTTCAGGCAATGTTTGCCGCATTTCTAGATAAAATGAAGTTAGTTTATCCAGGCCCGATTGTCGTAATGGCTCAAATGAAACGATTAGTTAACGAAGAAGATACTACCCCATTCAACGTGCGATTAAAGGGAAGCAAAGAAATATGCGATAAGGCCACTTTCATTGCTGAAATTTCTCCAGAGCGTGCTTATTTGAGAAGTAAATGGAAAGTGTGGAAGAGCCGATTTAATGATTCTGTAGGCGAAACTATTTATGTAGGATATGAACGTGGTAAGTTCGTTAAATACGACGAAAAATTTCAATTAAGAGTGGCCAAAATAGTACAAGAAAATTTAGAGAAGAAATACAAAAGTGACATAGGCTTGCCTAAAAAAGACGAAAAGAGTGAAGAATAATGTGTGTTGTGTGCGTGTTATGGGAAAAAGAGAAATTAACGAATAAAGAGGCATTGTCCGCTTTATTTGAAATGGTTGAAAACAAAGATGTAAGCGATCAACATATTGAAGAAGTTTACATTAAAATAAGTGAAAAAGAGGAGAAAGAAAATGGAATACAAGACTAGACAGGAATTAAATGAATTGTCACTAAAAGCTTTTGGGGCATCTTCGCGTTGGCAGAAGTTTGTCAATAGGGGGGTACCACAACTTTACGAACGCGATCGTGAAGTGGTCTTGGCCGACCAAATGGGTAAATTAGGAAAGAAAGTATTTACAGATCAAAAAGTTGTAATTCATCGTTTTACCGTTGAAGAAGTTAAAAAGCATATGATGCAAATATTGGAAGATAGACATACACGAGAAAAACTTCAGAAAGAAATTGCAGAACAACAAGCCTTAGAAGCAACACAGAAAGATTTAGAGGCAGCATCAAAAGATAGCGCTGGGCAGAAGTTAATAGTGGATCCAACTACATTTACTGCTTTACAAGAATTAGCTAAAAAATAAGTATGAATGAAAAGACACAAGATTTTTTTAAATTGCTATTTAATGCAAATGAAAAAGTTTGTGTCCAGAATTCTCTTTATGCGACCGAGCCAGTTCCATTAGAAGAAGTGTTGGGGGGTAAGGTTACACTTATCCCCAAGGATCCTAAATACACCAAAATCGTAAATAGCGATAAGTTAATAATGGTAGCTCTAAATCCAATGAAAGGATTTAGGTGCGATGAAGGTGTGGATAAATTTAGATCCTTTTTGGTTGAATTAGATGTTGGCACCCTAAAAGAGCAGATCAACACGATCAATCACCTAAAAATGCCTTTTACGGCCCAAGTATTTAGTGGAAATAAGTCTATCCATACCGTAATTACCCTAGACGAGGATCTAAAGGATAGGACTCAATATGGTTTGATTGCGCAATGGATCTTTGCTATAATAACTACTGCTGATAAGGCTTGTGCCAATCCATCTAGGTGTGTTAGGATCCCAGAAGTATTCCGAGAACCGGGTAAAAGGCAAAGACTGGTTCGATTAAAGAAAAGGGTAAGTCACAAAGAACTCTTCGCTTGGCTTCATAAATGGCCTCACTTATCCCCTAAGTTAAAAACTAAGAGGGCTATTCCTGAAGGCGAGGGTGACTACGACAAACTTTCTACATGGGCTAAATACCAACTCAAGAACGGTATAGTTTTTAAGAACGGGCGTAATCAGACTTGGTTCGCTTTGGCCTACGATTTTGCTTTAGCTGGGTACTCAGAAGACGACGCTACTGCCGAATTAAGCAAATATTATCAAGAAGAAAGAGATTTTAAGGAAAAAGAATGGTTAAGCGCTATAGCAAGCGCATTTAAAAGCATTGATAAAAAATAAACTTGCTTAAATTTTTCAAAAATGGTATATTGGTACTAACTAGAGGGAAACCGATGCAAGAATTGTTCACTTTCGATGATGTCCTAATTGTTCCAAAATTCTCAACGATTTCAAGTAGAAAAGACGTAGATCTACGTGTATCTACTAATCATAAGGTATTCCGTGATATCGGATGTAATTTCCCAGTAATTTCGGCTAATATGGACACTATTACCGATGTAAAAATGGCTCATGCTATGTTAAATTACGGTGCCCAAGCATGCCTTCATAGATTTTGTACAATTGAAGAAAACGCCAAAATGTTCGACGAAGCTATGATCATCGAGGATATGGAATGTATTTACAGGCCTATGGTTTCTGTTGGTATTGGCGACCATGAATTCGAAAGAGCTGAAGCGTTGTATTGCATGGGTGCCATTGTATTTATAGTCGATGTTGCTCACGGTGCTCAAGAAGCAGTTCTGAATCAAGTAAAAAGGTTGAGAGAACGTTTCCGAGATAACGCTGCCATAATCGTTGGTAATTTCGCAACAGGCGAAAGCCTTAAGCCATTTTTAGGCCAAGTATCAATTGACGGATTTAAGGTAGGTATTGGTCCAGGTAGTGCGTGTACTACTCGTATTAAGACCGGTGTAGGTTATCCTCAACTATCAGCCGTGACTAGCGTAGTAAATGCTTTAGAAGGCACAGGAATCCCAACCATTGCAGATGGGGGAATGAAGACTCCGGGAGACATCGCTAAAGCTTTGGGTGCTGGGGCTAGTCTGGTAATGCTTGGCGGAATGCTTGCTGGAACTGATGAAACGCCAGGAGATGTAGTGTATATTCATGAAGGGACTTCTGAGATGCTTACCAAAGAACAATTTGAAAATGGTATTGCTGGTGGCTATCTTAGGCCTAACTGGAAAGCTCTAAAGAAATACCGTGGATCAGCCTCCAAAGAAGCTTACGATTCTCAAGGCAAGACCGGCACACACAGGACTACTGAAGGTGAATCCTTCCTTGTGCCATACAAAGGATCAGTAAAAGATGTTTTGGACGATATTCAGGGGGGCTTACGAAGCGCATTTTCCTATGTGGGCGCTAAAAACCTAGAAGAATTTCACGCAAGAGTTGAATTCGTTAGAATTAGTCGTGCCACAAGAACAGAAAATGGATCGCACTGGCGCACTTAAGGGATGTTATGATTAGAGATGAAGAATTAAGCCGTTTAACGAAATACGCACAAGGAATGGGCGTTAAAGTATCGTTTAGTGGTCAAAAATCGGGAGATGCCGGTGGATGGCTCTTAGACGGTTCTGAAATTCTTATTTATAAAAAACATCAAAGTTCTAAAACTGAAACCGTTATATCTCTAATACATGAGATAGCCCACCACCTATGGTTTATCCATGAAAAGAATAGGCAACCAGATTTAAAATTCGAAGATGCCATCCATAGGCAGAATTTATTTGAAGATGAAATCTATGAAACTCCAGCCCCAAAGACTTTAAGGAAAAAGATTTACGATGTTGAGGTAGCTGGAACCCAATATTGGGAAACCATATACAAAGAAACGAATTTAAAGTTTCCAAAATGGAAATTGTATGCGTCCATGGAATTTGATACCTGGATGTATGAAGTTTATTATGAAACAGGAGAATTTCCGAATAGGAAAGAGAAAATAGAAAAAAATAAGGAAATCAACAATAAGCATAAAAATGTTAAATATGAATGAAAAAGACTTGTATTTAACACAATAGCGTGCTAGTATACTATTATGGCCGAAGAACATAAATTTCTTGAAATAGAATGCAAGTATAATGGAGATGACATCAACCGCATCGCCTTTAAGGATTTGGCCAAAAGTTTAAACCCTAAAAGTTTTATCTATGTAGAATCCAAAGATGTCTACTATGTCAGACAAGAAAACGAATTTCTAAGGTATAGAATGGCCGCCGAAAATAAAATGGGTGGTGAAGACGAACATCGTTCAGAACTTACTTTTAAAAAGAAACATATTGATCAAAACAATTGGGTTCGCACTGAAGTGAATTTGAGAATTGACAAGAATGATCCAGCATTAATCGTAGCGTTTTGCGAAGGACTTGGTTACATTAAAAATTTTAGTATCGATAAGGCCTGCGATATCTACTTCTTTGATGATGCAGACATTGTTTATTATACCGTAAAGAATGAAGATGGCAAATACGCTACATTCGTTGAGATTGAAGCCGGTGAAAATATCGGAATGACCACAGAACAAGCTTGGGAAGTCATTTTAAAGTACGAAAAACTACTTGCCCCACTCGGTATTACGGCACAAAAGAGAAAACGACTGTCTCTATTTGAGATGTATAAAAAGTAATATGGTGTTTTTCTTGATGTTACTATTTATTGATTTGTTAATCACTATTTTTCTATGAAAACTTACTACGATTCTAAACTTAGACCAATCCATAAAGGTGACGTACTAAAAGTATTTCATTTTACTGGCTCTAGAAACAAGAAATACTATATGTACAAGGTCGTAATGGATTTTGGATATGACTTTCTTTTTGGGGTAAGCCTTTCAGATGTTGGGTTAAAGGATTTGAAAGAATGCCATAAATACCCAATTAGTTATGGTGCTGATGGGCGTAATGTAATTGAAGGAACAGAAATAGTAGAAGGGTTCCATGGTGGAGACTTCGAAGACAGAGAAAGGCTAGAAAATGGAAAATAATATTTATCAGATCTCAGCTCGAATTAAGAATGCGGCTGCTAAAAACGATCACGCGTTTTCAGCCCAGGGAATGGCTCTTTGTAATATGTATACCCATGTGATTAAGGCTCTATATGACTTTTCAGACACTTTGGAAGACAGGGATGCCGCCGCTAGATTGAATGATGTCATTTTAAAGCAAGAAGACTTCCCAGCAAAGCTTTTAGATTTATTTGTTCCAGTACAGGAAAAGATAGA